CAGTGAGTTATAGCCTACCGCAGTGTTGTCATCACCCGTAGTAATAGCATCGCCTGAAAGGTCGCCTATGACTGTGTTGTAGTTACCACCAGAAGCAATAGATGCACCAGCACCAGAACCTAGACGTAAGTTGTTTGTTCCGGAGGTTGCAGTAGATAGGGTTCCGTCTGATGCAATACGAAGGCGCTCTGTGCCATCTGTTGACGAACTCGCGCCTGTAGCAGTTTTAAAAATATGATTTTGAAATGCCCGATAAGTTAAATCGTTACCATCAGAGCTACCTGTGACTGTTTGATAGGAATTGCTTGTGCTGCCTAGAGATATAAAAGGTGTGGTTACGCTCGTATTAGCAGTAACAGTGGAATTAAAAGTAGCCGCACCAGCCTCAGACATATCCAGCGTGAGGGCAGTAATCGCTGAACCACCATCTACGCCTTGAAAAATTAAATCTTGATCACTCGAAGCGCCTTTTATGTAGTTATTTGAACCATCGTGAAAGACTTCAAAATCTCCACCAGCTCCCATTCGCAAGCGTTTGCTATCACCTAAATTAATATCATCATTGAATGTAGCTTCACCCGCTTCTGACATATCAAGGGACAAAGCATCTATGGAGGAGCCGCCATCATTTCCCTTGAAAAAAATGTCTTCATCTGACACTGCACTAATAATACTTACATTAGAACCTGATAAAGAAATACTTCCTATTTCAGTGCCTGCGTCTTTAAATTTAATATCCCCGCCGTCTGCATCAAGGATGATGTCACCAGCAACGTCAACGGTCAGATCCCCAGAAGACAGAGCAATCGTGGTGCCGTCAATGTTGATATTATCGATGTCAATACCGGCATCTGCGGTAATCTTGCCTGCGGATACGGTGGTGCCGGAAATGTCTACATTCCCGTTGATGTCAATCGTTGTAGCAGCAATCTGAATTTCAGTGTCAGCAACAAGATCTAATTGACCATCTGCGCTTGATTGGATGTAAATCGCGCTATCGCGGAACTGAACCTTGTCGGTAGTGGTCAGCTCAATGTTGGTGCCGCTTGATGAATTGCCTGCGGTCAACACCTCAGCCAACGTATCCGTTACGCCGGGATCAACCAGCGCCATCGCGTCAACAACGGCAGCACCAGAGCCTGCGCCATCAAGATAAACGACTGCTGTCTTGCCCGTTGCAATCGTTACGTTTGCGCCAGAGCCTTGAGAAATTGTGATCGACTGAGAGCCGGTGGTGCCGTTTTCAATAAACATCACGCGAGAAACCGTATTCGGAGCAATCGTCAGGACGCGTGTAGCAGACAACGTCGCAGAGGACGTAACCTTAAAATACATTGCGCGAGCAGGATCAGATGCACCGTCAGCTACCGTAGTGGTTGCATCTGCGTCTGAGCTAAAACAATCTTGAGTACCATAACCAAGAGCTTCACCAATCAACTCAAGGTTGGTATTCGTAGACGTTCCCCAAGTTCCTGCTTCATCCCCGGTGGAAATCTCTTTTAAGCGCAGGTCATTAACATACGTTGCCATTTACTTTCTCCGAGATTTTGCTTTTGATTTTTTCATTGAAGCAACATGCTTTTTAAGAGTTTCGGCTTGCTTCTTGTGAGTTTTAGAAGCTTTTTCTAGCCCTTTAATTACTTTGTTTACCTTGCGTACCATTACGCTACCTCTTGCCAATTTGGTGTTTGGCTATCATTTATTTCCGACCAGCTCGGCGTTTGACTATCGTCAATACTCGACCAGCTTGGTGTTTGAGTTGTTGAAATGTCTGACCAACTAGGTGTTTGGCTTGCTGCAATATTCTGCCAGTTTGCATCTTGGTCTGGGATAATATCGTCCCAAATGAGGACTGTTCCGACTTGCCCCGTCCCAGAAACTCCAGTAACCGAAACGCCAGCATTAGCAGCAACGCTAACAGTCCCGAGCGCAGTTGTCGCAGAAACGCCCGTAACCGAAGTATTAGCACTGCCACTCGCTGTGACGCTGCCGACTGCCGAAGTTCCAGCAACACCTGTCGGAGAAACAACCGCAGTTCCTGTAACAGTGACCGATCCAACAGAGCCTGTGGCAGTTTCGCCTGTAACCGAGACATTAGCGCCAGCGGATACAGAAACACTGCCGAGAGCCGACGTTCCTGAGACTCCTGTCGGGCTGACGTTTGCATCTGCCGTGATTGAGACTGACCCGACAGATCCTGTCGCAGAGACTCCAGTAGGTGATACGTTTGCGTCTGCCGTGACCGTAACGCTGCCAACGCCTGCGGTGCCTGAAACGCCGGTAACACTGACAACCGCACCTGCGCTAATCGTGACAGAACCGAGCTGCGTTGTTGCACCAGCAAGAGGGGTGCTTTCGCCCCAGCCAGCCTCACCCCAGCCTTGATTTGAGCTATTCCAGCCTTGAAACGCAACCGTGACATCAGCCACATGCTAACCCTATGCAATCCTTATGATTGCGTTGCTCGCGTCTGCTGTAGGAAATGTAATAGTAAAGTCACCAGCAGTGGACGTTTTATCAGCACCGAAATCCAGTACGCAAACACTTGGGTCTCCACTCGCGGCCTCGTTATATATCAAGGCTCCCCTCGCAGTAATTGATGACGATGAAAATGTCAGGTCGTTGAAATCCGTCAAGGCTGTAGTGCCAGAACTTGTAGGGGTAACGCTTGTTAAGAATGCCCCCTTTGCCGTGTACCCAGTACCACTTACTTCGTTAGAAGACGTGTATGCGGTGGTAGCTGCATCCAAAGATGCACTGCTTGTATAAAGAGCGAGCTTAAACACATTGCTTGCAGCCGAAAAATCATGCGTTGCAGTCATCAACTCTTTTTTGAACGAGGTACACATTGCTTGTGTAATAGACATTACAAACTCCTAATTATGTCCGCTATCTCTGGATAGCCCTTAGATTCTAATTCCGCCATCATTGTTGTCTTGTTGCTGTTAATGGCTTCCTGCATATAAAAAGCAATGACATGCCGAATCTGATCCTTGAACACCTCGGCTTGCTCAGATATCAATGGGTGACTGTTACCTCCGACAGATATAATTGAGTTAGTCGCCCGTTCAGCCCAATGCTCTATCGAAAACCCCTGTTGATTTGTTGTCTTCACCTCTACAGTGCCAACCTGCGCTACTGAGATATCAAACATTATCGAGCAACCCTGACAGATCCAGACCTGTAATTGTCTGTCGTGCTATAGCCCTCACCAAGAGCTTTCAGTTTAGCAAGGGCATCTTCATATCTTCCTGCGTACAACTGCATCATGTCAGGGTCTCCTTTCATAAAAGTATACGCTTCGTACAGAGAACCATACAGCAATGTGCTCTCTGCATTATCGCCAAGCCAGCTAGTGCCTGAACTAGCCACCGTAATAGACTCTGGCTTGTAAAAATAGTGCAGCTCTACCGTATAGTTACTGGCCGGGGTTGGACCAAGAATAAAGCTTGAGTCTGTAAACAGCGCATAATACTTAGGCACACCCTGCGTCGAGGACTGTGGATACGCTTCTCTGACAAAGTTAACGTCCTTGAACATCAAATACTCGTAGCCACTATTGTCTACGGCTAAAGAATACGGAGACAAGAAATCACTAGGCGTAGATAGATACTGATTGGCTGACGTAGTAGTCCCGGTAGAATTCTTTCTGAAGTCGGGCAACTGAACAGACTTAAGTATTCTGTCCTCAGCCTGCTTAATAATTACAGACAGGTTGTTGACAAAGGTCGTTTCGCTATTCTGCGTGTAATCTTGAATCGCCTGCTTAAGGGTTGTAAACGTCCATGCCATTACGTTGTCACCGTTACATTTCCTATTTGGCCCTCAATATCTAAGCCAACGGTTCTGCTGCCTAATGCAGTAACGCCACCACCTACAGGGTTAAACGCGAAAAATCTCCTGCTTTGTTCTAAAGATTGATCTGGCCTTGGATTTCTCAAAGCCTGCGGATCGTCTACCCTGACCCTGCCAAGTTGCAATTGAGGCTGATCAGGATCTACAACGTCCTTACCAACTAATAAGCCTGTCGGTCTTTGGTTTACAATCTGAGGAACAAGATCCTTTTTGGGGTATCTAAACCCCGTCCTGTCACAATAACCAAATGCATATTTGCCGCTTGCATAACTCAAAACTGATATCCTCCCGGCGCAATAAACAAGGAAGCCTTTTCTCTTGCTGCATCAGAAGCGAGGTTCCATTGCTCCTCATACTCACCCTTAAGTAGAGTAGATCTTGCTGATGCTTCTGGGTATTTTACAGACAGACTATACGCAAGCCCAGAAACTAAACATGGTAGATACCTAGCTGGTATATCCATGTTATTGCTTGCTGGCTTACCAGAGTCTTCAATTCTTTCCATGTGGTAGTAGCCAAAGGTATAAGTCTCTTGGCTATCTGGGACCGGCCAAAGGTTTACAACGATACCTGTTGGAGTCCTTTCAACGTAATATTCCAATGGCTTTGACTGAGTTAGCTTATTCGACAGGTGCGCGTACTGACTAACAGATATCCGACTCATGCTCTGGTCAAACTGACTATCCGTGTCTCCTGCATCCGTGCGAAGGAATGCCTCTACAATATCAAATATCTTGCCATCCAGAGTGTAAGAGCCAGTGCCTGCGGTTAAAGCTTGCGTCCCAAACTTAACAGTCCACAGATTTAGCCCACGGTTTTGCCACTCAAGCATGAGCAGATCAATGCTTCTTCTAGCAGTTTTGTAGTCATACCCACTACGAAGCTCTAAGCCAGCCCTCTCGAAAGCTTCTTCGATGGCCTCGCCCAGATCTAAGTTGAATGCGAATGTCCCACTAGTGGCCATCTACTTCTTCCTCTTTTTGGAAAGACCCGCTTCAGATAAAGCTATTGCTATTGCCTGCTTTCTTTTCTTAACTTTCTTTCCCGATCCCCCGGACTTAAGCTTACCTTTCTTGAACTCCTTCATAACCTTGGAGACCTTGGCTTGCTTTTTCTTTTTGCTACCGGGAGCGTTTTGAATTTGTTTGCCCGTCTGAGCGCGACTAATAGTCATTAGCCTTTACCGAATTTTTGCTTTTGGCCTTTAGGAGGACTCTTCTTGCTGCCGCCTTTGCCGGACCAAAAAACCTTATTGGCCCAATAAGCGGCTGAGGTCTTGCCTTTTTTTATGTTTTTTCCGTGACGAGCCTTAAAGCTCTTGCGAGCCTCTGCTGAGTAGTTATGCCCCATTTTTTGATCACCAAACCTGATGATCTTCATTTTCTGCCCATCCCTTACCGCAACAACTGCTTTCTTTGTGGGATGCTTAGGGGTTCTTTTCGGCTTATTTAATCCAGACAAGCCAACCTTTTTAAGTCTATTCTTTTCGGCATCAGTTAGGCTCATTTGCGATGCCTCGCCGTTTTCTTTGCTATCTTCTTAGGCTGCTTAGAATGCTGCTTTCCTTTCTTCGTGTCAGCTCTCTTCTTTCTAGAAGTAGCAGCGTATTCTTTGTCACTCAAAGCTTCTCTTGCCTTCTTAGGCAAATATCTTTCGCCTGTAGCTTTTTTCCCTTGCGTAGAAGGTTTGCCAGACTTAGTTCCCCACTCCTGCTTAGTCCAGCTCTTCAAAGACTTCTGCGACTTTTTGAGAGCCATTAATCTCGATAGCCCCCACCAGAATCTTTGTACTTTTTAGCCAGCATCTGCGCTTTACGCGCAGACCACTGCCCGGGCTTACCGCCCTTACCTCCAGCCTTGATTTGATTAAACAGCCTTTTACGCAAAGCAGGCTTTGTATAATTGCCAGCCTTGTTAACTGTTGACTTCTTTTTCTTAGCCGGAGCTTTTTTCTTTGCTGCCATTATGCGTAACTCTTGGATACTTGAATGACAATGTTGTAAACGTCACCGCTCGAATGACCAACCGTTGTAAAAGCAATATCCCCAGTTTTACCGGAGCCCGAGTTATTGGGAATGCCGGTAAAATCTGAAAAGTCTAACGTATCAGTCCAGTCCGCATTGAGCTGCCAAGCAAGCACATCAGTGTCCGCATCAAAAAATACCTTCACCCCCATTCCTATAGTGGTGTAGTAAATCTTTTGAAGTGTTACCGACGAACATGCCGCATTCGTCATGGGGTCTGGAGCCAAAGAAGAAACGTCGATCTTAACAACAGCCGATTCACCAGTGCCATCAGAAACATTGGTAAAACGAAAGATTGCCGTCTTACCATCGTCCTGAATTGTTTGTGTAGCTACTGCATCAGCCATATCGACCTCCTATTATTGATCGGCAAAGGCAGGAGCAGTTGTACTCGTTACGTTACCGAAAATCTGATAGTTGGTCGTATTCAAACCAACGATAGTAACTTCAAATCCCGCTGGCACATTCAATTGGATGCTGCTGTTTGAGCTGCCGTTAGAAAACACGCTGCTAATTGCATCACCGTCGGTATCTAGAAAAGTAACTCCACCAATGTAAAAGTTGCTATTTCCCGGAGTGACAATGAGTGCATCCGTGGCATCAGCCGCGGCACCTGCATAAACAAACTTGAAGACCGACCCAGCAATTGGTGCAGGCAGGGTGTAAGTATTGTCTTGGCCGCCGTCCGGGACTAACAGTATTCTGCCGCTATGGGTGGCGTTAGTCAGTGTTACGTTCGAGTCAGCAAGACTAACTGGACCGTCACCTATTGTTGCTACCTCAGTTATTACGCCGGTAGTGCTGTTCTTACTAACTGTCTTGAAAGTGCTTTCGGAGCGGACTGCTCCTGAGAAAGTTGTGTTAGCCATTGCTATCTCCTGTCTTGGCTAGTGTCAGTGTTTCACATGAAACATCTGTCAGGATTAAATTGGTGAGTGGTTGGAGTCAGAGCGTAAGCTACTATTGGGGCCGCCGCCATTAAGGCTATTTCCTGTTCCCACCTTTTCCCCTACCGATTCCACTCGTAACCGGCTGCATGCAACAAAAGGGGGTGCAAAGCACCCCCATTAAGTTTAGCTAGATCCGGGCGATCCGTAAATGCCCAGCGGATCAGATACACCGAAGCTGTAACGCTCACGCGCCTTATAGCGCACGTTACCAGTATCGAAGTCTCCGTCCATCGAGGTCTCCAGTGCGGTTCTCTCGAATTGCTTCATACCATTAGGTACATCAGTAATGATAAAGAAAGCATTGCTATCGGTCAGATAGTGGTTAACGCTGTAACCTTCAGGTATTGCACCCATGTTACGAATAGCGTTGATGTCGTTATCTGCTGTACCAACTCGCTGAGTAGTTTCGAGCAGACGATCTGCCGTAAACATCAAAGCGGGTGGTATGATTAAACGACGAGGACGTGCAGCAATCAACAGACCACGTTCGTCAGTGTAAGCAGCGATATCAATAATCGCATTTTCCAAAGACGTTTCGTTAAGGTCAGCAGCCGTTGTAGGCCGGTTGTTGTTTTTGCCACCGTTAACCAGAGGGTGACCATCACCACCAGTTACACCATCACCAGACGCAGTGAACAGGTTTACACCGTCACCTGACTGGAAACTATTGGTGAAACCATTGTTAAGCGGGAATACCGCTTTAACCTGCTTGGTATATGCCATAGCACGAGCGAGAGCCTTGGTATAACGTGCAGACAATGAGTCATACAAATTATCTTCCATTGCTTCCTCAGTGATAGCGAAGCCCATAGCGATGGTTTCGTGGTTGTAACGAGCTGTGAAAGATTCCTGTGCAGAGTCATAACTGATGGCAGCGCCTTCAGCTTTAACAGGTGCAGCAGCGAATCCAGACAGCTTCACTTCTTCTTCAAAAGAACGATCAGAGCTTTCAGTCTCATAAATGAGAGTGTGCTCGTCTTCGTACTTCTCATACTCCAAACCGAACAGAGCATTCAGCCCCGGCAGGAGTTCTTTTAGCATTTGCGCTCTTGAAATTGCCATTGCTCAAATTCTCCTTAGATGCCGGTAGTGTTGTCGTACTGATGCCCCACATTGAACTTCATAATGATGTCCGTGAAAGCATCCCCTACTGCGCTGGTTGGCCCGTCAACAAAGTCAACAACCCGGAAAGGCAATGTTGCAGTTGTTGCTGCGGTGCTTTGGTCAGCAGCGTTCTTGCTTCGACCAATGCTTGTTGAACCAGCCGTGTAGGCTACGTCAATGTTATTCCCAAGGTTTGTCTGGGCCAAAGACCCGTCCGCTTGCATGCGGAACAATACATTGGGATCGTCTACGACATACGCCATAGTATCGCTCGCAGCAGTAGATGCTGGATAAAACTGGGAGAATGTCTTTTGGTTGGTGTTGGGATCTGTGTAAGAAACACCGACAAAAATACCAACGAATGCAGGCGTACCCGCTGCGTCAGTTGTCGTTTCCTTTTCAAGAGTCCCTGCTGCTACTAACTTTACAAAATCGCCGTAAAAGATAGCTGTGCCGTACCCACTTGCTATTTTGATGTGCCGAACTTTTCCTGTGAAAGAGCCACTAGCACTCAGCGTATCAGTAGGTTCCGCACCCATTGGGGTTGCAGATGTAGCCATTATTGGCCTCCTTGATAACTAGAAGCTTACTCTTTCGAGTTTAACTTCTGCCAAATGTTGTTCTCGTACTTCGCTCAGGTTTCATGAGCGGCATACGAGGGTCATTTTCACGCATGAAGTTATTGTCAACGGATTCCATTTGGTTCGCAGCAACTTTTTCAAAGTGCTTGGTTCGTGACTTGATCTTCTCCTCTGGAGCTTTACAAAGTAACAAACCACCGACTTCGACATTGCCTTTGAATCTAGAATTGTAATCTGACTCTATCATGAGTTCAGGGTGATCTTCGGCCTTTACGGGCTCCCATCCTTCCCTGAAGGATCTAGATACATTTGTGTTGTCAGACTGTCCTAGAATGCTGGTCCGAATCCAACGAAACACCCAACCATCTTGATCGCGTGGAGTCGGCAATATAGATGCCGGATTCCAACTATCATCTGATCGGAACTGTTCTTCTTCTCGCGTGTCGCTTTCTCTAGGGGTGCGCTCTGTTGCCATTACCTTTCTCCTTTAGAGCATTTCGGCATGTCGGGCATACTGTTCATTTGTTAACCCAAGTCGCTTGGCGAGGGCTACTTGAGTGGCCGTTAACCGTATTTTGCGCGGTTTGGCACCGTTGTTCCTTGCGGAAGGTGCCACCACCGTCGAGGGCTTACTGGTAGTCACGGACGCGCTACGGCCATCTGTATCGCTTGACTCTATCCAGTCGTAATCAGGGAAAGCCGTTCTGACCTTTCTATCGATGTAATCAAAGTATTCCTGAGATCTTACATCAATGCCAGACCTAACGGCTTGCGTATGTGCTCCATAGGCTAGAGCAGTCATGTCCTCATGACCCTCAGCCATGAACCATGTATTCTTGCTTGCCCATTCTTCAGCCTCTGGCGTAACTTGCACCTGAGGTTGTTGCTGTTGCTGGGCAGCTACGTTTTGAGCAGCTCGTCTAGCAACTTCCTGTTGATAGGCTTGCTGTTGATAGGCTTGGGTATTCTGGTTTTGATTTTGAATGTTACCTCTGTAACGCTCAATCTCGGCCAGCTCTGCCTGAGCCTTAACCATTTGCTCTTGAGTATTTACCACGCCATCGGTATCACCCTCTTCGTAGGCTCTCCGATATCCGTCTTTTGCTTTCTCAAGATTCAGTTGGGCGCGTTCTCGGATCTGCTCTACTAACGCAGCCTCGCCTCTAGTAATGAGGGACTCTTGTTCTTGGGCTTTATTAGCGTATTGCTGAGCAATCTTGACAGCTTCTTCCCGCATGCGCTCTGCGGCTTCTCTCTGCCTACGCTCCTCATGGTAATCAAACTTAAGCTTATTTAGCCTTTTCTGAACTTTGTCAGAATACTGGCCAAGCTCTTCATCATCACTCTCTTCAGAGGATGCGGCCTTGCTAGGTCTCCTGTCTTCTGGAGGACGATCATCAACAACTTCAAACTCGTACTCACTAGACTCAGAGCCTTGATCGGCCTTGCGCTTTGTGTGCGTGG